GTTTGCTTCCCCCATTGCTCCTACTGCACCAACCGGATTAAATATTGTTGCTATTAATCTTATTATACCGGTTGCTATAATTCTTGATACAATTCTACCAATTTGTTTTAATATAGAATCTGCAAAATCTTTAAATGCAAATTTACCTGTTTCAAAAAAGTTTTCAAATAAATTAGATAATGGTTCAAAAAATACTGTGCTAATTGCTTTTTGTGCAGTTTCAAATTTTGTAACTAATTCATCTATAATTGCCATTTGACCATAAACCTTTTCTGATAAAAGTATTTCCTTCCCAATTGGCTCTATTTTTTGTGCCTTAAATTCTCTTTTACTTTTATCACCAAAATCCTCTAATGTTAATACATTTTGAATTGCATTTTGATTATTTAAATATTCTCTTGTATATATTCTATTTTCTTTAGTAACCTTCTTTAATGAATTAACTTGTATTCTTCTATTAGCTGCAAATGTTTTAGCTATATACTTATCATTATCTATTATTTGCCCAACACCACCTACACCTTGAGTTATTGTACCTATTGATGCTCTATTAGCATCTTTAATAGATTGTGTTAATTTCTTATAATTCTCAGTTAATGTTGTTGTTTCTGAATTAATTGCTGCTGTTGAATTAGCTATTGGTGCTAATTGTTTTAAATAACCATCTTGTGTTTTAGTTAAATCTAATATTTCCTTTCTTAATTCAATAGTCTTTTCAGATGTTTTACTAAATGCACTTTGTGCATTATTTTGTAATGCAGTTAATGCAGGGCCAAATACTACTTGATTATTTTGGGCATCTACTAATGCTTTTGATGCTTTAACATAGTCTTGATCTGCTACTGTTAATTCTTGTTGCTTTATTGTTAATTCTTCTGCATTTTTAGTTAATACAGCAGTTACACCAGCTTCTTGTATTTTTAATTGCAATAACTTTAACCTTGCTTCAACTTGTCCATTTATAATATCAATTGATGCCTTATTTGATATATTTTCTCTGTCTATACTAGCTACTAAATCAGGGGATATTTTCTTTAACGCATCATAAGCAGCTAACCTATTTTTTAATGGTTGTTCTAAATCATTTAATGTTTTAGCAAATATTTTAATTTTTGCATCTTCAACAACTGCATTACCTGCTGCTTTCGCACTTTCTGAATTAAATAACTTCTGTTCTTCAGTTATTTTTGGCAATACACCTAATAGTGCATCAAATGCAGCACCTAATGAACCATATTTCTGTATTGCAAATGTAATAGCTGAAGTTACTGCACTAAATGCTAAGAATAAACCTGCAGGGCCAACTAATCCTGTTGCTAATGATTTTAATGCACCGCCTACACTACCTGTTTCTGCCCTTAATGCACCAAATGATTGTATAACTGCTGGTAAGTTATTCTGAATACCTATAAATCCAAATGGTAAATCTTGAGCTACTAGAGATAAGCTAGTTAATGCAATACGAGATTGCTTAGAGAAATCTTGTATTTGTCTACCTGCTGCTTGAACATCTGCATCAACTTGTATAAGTAAACTCATTTCTGTAACCTTTTAAACATATTACGCATATCATCCTCACTAACACCTACAACTTCATCCCCAGGCAACTCCCACAATGCTTCAGGTGTTTTTGGTGCGGTTTTTGAATCGCCCATTAACCGCACCATAGTAAACATCAATAGCCTTGTTTGCTTATAACTATCTACCTTTTTATTTTGATGACCTTGCATCATTAAAGAAAATTGCCTTGGACTTAAATCGTAAAAATCCCTTGGCATTAATCCTATCTCACCGAATGCAAAACTCTCTATTTCTTCCCACGAGTAGTCTTTTTTTTTGGATTTTTATCCAATGCTACTTCTTGAGTTTTTTTGATAAAATCACTACTACTCCATATTGAAATAATAGATTTTAACTCAATTAGAAATTCATCGTTAGATATATTTAATTCAATATAATCTACAAAATCCTCAAAAGTTAAAGTAGTGTCTGTTCCTTTTACTAAGCAGTTATTATAATAACCACCATACAATATGTGAGAAATACCGATTTCATTCAATTCATCATTTTGAAAAGCAATGCCATCAATAAATTTATCACTCAAGTATCTAAAAGAAGCCATTCCGAATTTAAGACCAATCTTTTGGTCTTTAATAGTAATAGTAGTATAGTTCATAAATTAAATTATGGAGTAACATCAAGAACACCTGTAGATGCAATTGTGCCTGAGAAGTTTATAAATTCAGTTGTTGATTGGTTCAATGTAAGATCTGTGATATAACCACTAAATGCGTGATAATATGCAGTTCCTACTGATGCACCTGATACTGTAGGGTTTTGAACTCTTACTGTAACCAAAGTCTTATTAACCATTGCTGTAAGCAAATCTTCGTAAGAAATTTGTGCTACTGTTGGAGCTACCTCACAAATTGCATCAAAATCAACACTCATTTGTGCTTCTGCTACACTTGTAAGAACACCGCAGTTAGTTTGCTCAGTTGTTGAATCAACAGTTGTGTTGATTGATGATGTACGCAAACACACGAGGTTTTTATAAGATGAGCCACCAGCTACATCAATCTCAATGTTTTGCAATGAACCTTGAATCTGTCCCATTGTTTTTTATTTTTGGTTTACTAAATTGTTTATTACTAATATTTTTCTGTCTATATAATTTTGTCCATTAGTCAAAGATAAATATCTTGAAGATATTCTTGACATAGCATGAATCTGAAAATCAGCATCACCTATATCTTGTATTCCTGTTGTAGGTATTAGTAAGGTCAAAATTTGGTTTGATATATTATCAACAATAGCATTATCTCTTTTCATGTATTGTTCACTAAATATATCAATAGTTACACTTACAGTAGATGTAAAACTTTGATTAGTATTACTAGCTGCTTCACTTATATCACCTATAATAACATAGTTTTGAGGAGGGGTGTCAAATGAATCATCACCATAAACAGCAACATTTTTACCATTATATGATATATTCCCATTTAACTTAGTTAAATAAGCAGTTCTTACATTATTACTACAATCTTTCATCTCTATTTAAAATCTGCTTTATATTACTCTCCAAAGATACAATTCCACTAGTTACGCTAGGGTAAAAATATTGTGCAGGTCTCATCCACCCTTTACCATTTACATAATATTGCCTAGCCAAATCTTGCCACTCTTTTTCTTTACCAGGATATTGATCGAAATATTTACCTGTCCCAAATTCAATATATGCAGCCATTGGGTCATTCCCTCTTCCTGCAACTAATTGATAAGAAAAATCTCTTACTTTTTCTGATCTTATTGAAGCTCTTATTTCAGTATTATCAGAACTAAATATTGATTTTGCATTTAATGCCATTGATTCAACTCCTGCAGCCATTTCATTATCCACTTGTGACTTTATCTTCTCAACATTTTTATTCAATTTGCTGAAAGTTTCTTCAATGCCACTAATCCTTATATTTAATGGAGATTTTGCCATTAAATAACAACTTTTTTATACTGATGATAATTCAACCCATCCCACTTTGGATATTCTTTCATCAATCCTAATGTAGAATCACCTTGAAATTTCTTACCCCTATTCTCATAAGACCAAGCAACAAGTGTTAAAATATCAGTAGCCAAATCTAATGGCAAATCACTAAATCCTGTTTGATATTCTATTTCATAATATCCCCTGCTATAAAACCAAATCTTACCACCTATAACCTCGTACTCATTATCTTTGGTCAACAATTGCCAAGAAGTCATTCCTGTTTTCATTCTAATGGTATCTACGCATAGTAATGGCCCATAAGGGACATCTACCATCCAAACATTAGGCACTTCGCCTGTTAGCTCTATATTAGCCTTTAACAGCTTGTTTACAAGAGAAAGACCTGTTAAATTCTCAATATGCACTCTTGCTGATGTTAATAAATTATCTATTAGATTATTATCATCGTCATATTGAACCCTCATCCAAGTCTTGGCATCTGTCCTACTAACTGGTTCTACAACTGCATCACCCAATATTGTTATTCCGTCTATAAATATAGCCATCGTTAATTGTATTTATTAACATTTTCTCTGAGCCAACTTTCAAATTCATCAAGCGTTTTTCTTGGGTCAAGCTCTCTTGATCTCGCTTTAGTTTTTCTTGAGGCAGTTGCGTATGTCTTTTTTTCATCCAATTTGACAATAGCTTCAACCCAGCTTTTAATATCATCTCTTTTCTTTATGTAAATACCTGCAATTCCACAGTTTTCTTTTAGTCCTTCAGCTTCCGTACAAATGACCGGAATCCCATTACACATTGCCTCTGTTGCTGTCCTACCCCAACTCTCGTAAGCACTAGGCATCAACAATATTCTTGTTTTTGCGTACCATTGCTTTATATCAGTAGTATTTGGAACTATAGTAATATTTGGTAATTTTGGTATAATCTGCTCATCGTAACTCCCTAAAACACCTAAAAACTTCTTATTGGGCAATGCCATTGCAATCTGCTCAAATATCTTACCACCTTTATTTTCGTTTAGATTAATTAAAGTAATATATTCATTACTTTCAGTATCTATCCCATTATCATATTCCCTAAAATCACAAGGTGGAGTCAGTATAAAATTACTCCATTTATACTGCAACTTGTCCTTTAACCATTGTGAGTTGTACACAATGTGTTGATTTCTTTCTGCATCTACGATTTCGGGGTATAAATGTGAGTTATGTATAAAATGAATAACTGGTTTTTTGTACAATTTAGCAGCGTGAATTGTCCATCTTGTATAATCTAAATGTGTTATTACACAGTCTGACCACCTCATCAAATTTTCAATAATATTTTGAGCAGGTGGGAATACATCAACTCCTTCAAACTCGTACAAATTTTTAATTTGATATCTATTTGCTTGATGCAATAATACTCTTACATTATGCCCTTTGGATATTAAATCCTTGAATATATTATGAGCCATCCATTCAGCTCCGCAATTATGTTTTGGTGGGTATAAGTGAAAACTTGCTAGTATGTTCATAGTAATTTGTTTGCAGATCCATTAAAAATATCATTATAGTCAGCATAGTGATTCCATAAATCACTTTGGCTTGGTTTCTGCCAAGCAATCATTGGAGATATTATAAAACTTTTACCATTGGGGTGTATATTAGTCCTTAGCCAATCATCAAACATAATATCATAATCACTATATTGTTCACACAATTTTTTAGGATTATTATACATTACAGCATGAGTTGTCCATGCTCCAAAAGTCTTAAATAGGTTATTGCTATATCTTTCTACACCATCAACTAAATTAGCTCCTAAATAACAAAGCTCCCAGTCTGATGGGAGTTGAGATATAGCTTCTTCAAAATGATTCATTGATTTTAGCTCTACATCATCCTCAAATAATAATAGAGTTTCATCACAAGAATCCATTAAATGCTTCATGCTTTTATTAAAACTTATTTTTGGAATATCATCCTCAATAGCATAAAATACTGCAGGATGAATATCCACATCTCTCAATAACTTTAAAGATGTAATAAGCCTATCTGTGCGTGACTTTGTAGTTAGTATTTTTGTCACCATAAAAAATAAGGGAGAGGATTTCTCCCCTCCCATTATATTATTATCCTTAGATAGCACCATAGATTGCAGCACCAGGTTGGAACTGAAGAAGTTCGCAACGAGCTTCGCAACGGAAGGTGATAAGGTTTTTGATGAAATCATCTTGATCAAACTCAGTTGAACGAACTGAAAGACCAGATTGTTGAGCGATAGCATATTTATTGGTATCGAGAACATACATCTTAGATGCGGTAACTTGAGAATGTGGAATAACTGGTATTCCAAGGATTCTTACGTTTCCGTTTGTATCAATAACCATTCCACCAGGGATGCTATAATCTGAAGGCTTAGTTTTCAACATAGCTGCCCAACCTGCGTGGGTAGTCAATGCGAGGTTAGCGTTCCAGTTAGCAGCACCAAGCTGTGCAACGTAATCAATCATTTTCTCAGCAGTGTTTGCTCCTGAAGATACACCAGGTGTAGCTAGAGATGCAATTGCATTAAGATAATAATTGTTCTCAGCTCTTTGGAAATCTTCAATCAAAGAAGATTGCAAATAAGCCTGCAAGAATGGAAGATCATCAATCATAGCACGAGAAACTTTAGCGTAACCAGCGATGAATGATAGAGCTGTATTTACAACAGTTACATCATAATCAACTTGTGGCTTAGCTGTGATTTCGTTTGTTTGCTTACCGAAAGAACCTTCACCAACAGGAGTGTTTCCACGAGGGAAAGATACTGAACCGGTTGATACAGGGATGATGTTGAATACACTACGAAGATGTGGGTTAACAAAAGCTCTCATGAAGCCATTGTCAACATAAGATACATAAGCAGAACCTGTAAGGTTAGCTGCAAGAGTCATAATTCCTACATCTTTAAGATCCAACTCATAGTTAAATCCTTTACCATTGCCTTTTACAGCAGATTTGATATCAGACCAACCTTTCTCAATACCTGCACCAATTTCTGATTTGATAGCATTGATATGCTCACCATAAGATGCAGCAACTTTCTTGCTTTCTTTAGCTTGCAATCTTCCGAAAGATGCTTTAGCTTCTTTAACTTCAGCAACAGCTTCTTCAGCAGTTTTGTTTGCTTTAATCATTTGCTCGTTGATAGCTTCAACTTTGCTTGCAAATTCCTTTGCAGCTTTTTCAGTAGCAACAGCTACTTCAGCTTTTTGTTCTGCCATTTTTTTCTCGAGGGCAATCTCGAACTCTTTCAAATTTTCCATTGTTTTGTTTTTAAAATTTACCTAAAATTGTTATCAAAGACTTCTCTAGCATTGAGTCATCTTTTTGCTGCTTAGGTGCTTCTTCCGCTGCCTTAGTGCTACTCATTTGTTCTATTGCTTGAGCTAATTGTCTAACCTTAATAATACAAAGTTCTATTGTTTCATCTGAAACTTCACTATTCCTAATGAATTTTTCAAAGGAGTCGCTTCGTTAGCACCCCAAGCTGTAAGACTTGAACCTTCAAAAAGCATTACATCGTGAATCTCGTTACCAGCACTTGCTTTCTGCTCTCTAAGTGTTCTAAAGCCAATTGAATGCTCTCCAATCAATCCACTTTCCACCATCTTGATGAAATCCTTACCCAATTGGTGGCTTCCTACTTTACTCTCGTAGTAAAGACCATAAGCATCTTCTTTTAGCATTGTCAACTTACCCAATGGCTTAGATGGATCATGGTTTAGCAAATGCTTAATTCTTTGCTTTCCCTCAACACCCCAATCTTGTATTGACCTCTTAAATGCTCCTGGCATCATAATATCACCATCACTATCTAGATTACCAAATGCAGAAAAATACCCTGTTACAATGCTTTCTTTAGCATCAACATCTTTTACTTCTAAATCAAATGACTTATAATTGTATATCATACTTTTATTGTTTTTATCTTCTTCTTCTTCAGCCAAATAAGCTACATAAGCTCTATTAGCAGATTCTTCTGATCTGTAAATACATTCACCATCACCTATTCTCCATTTACCATTTTCGCAACTTTCTACTGGCATACTTATCTTTTTAATATTAAATTACCAAACTGATCTCTCCTAGGCACAAACCCAATAGTACATCTGCAGTTTATAGTAAATCCTGCAGGTGTTGTAGGATCACCTGGAAATTGTGCAGTAACAGTATCTCCTTTCTTTCCCAAAGATATGAAAGGTTCACTATATCCAACTTGCTTTCCATCTAAATCAATGTGATCGTATGAATTTCTAGGTATTCTTCTTGTTCTAGAATCTTTCCTAGATATCCAAACTTTATCTACTTCAAATCTATGACTCAAAGCACCCTGCATTGTAGCATAGTTGCTTGCCCTCATTACCTCTGTCCTAGTAATTCTTTTAGCTCTCATTGCACTATATCCACCTTCTTCCATTATTATATCAGCAATTTCCTTATTTGTCTTTCCTTCATCAATTGCTTTTGATACAATATCACTTAATCTCATCTTAGTAGTATTGGTCATTTCTGCTACCAAAGTAAATCCATATAATGATAAGAAATTAATTACGTTAATTATCCAATCATCATTTAACCCAAAAGGATTAGCAGCTTTTTGACTATCTATTCTAAGAACCCTAAATGATGCATTCCCAAAAATAACGGCAGCTTCTTTATACAAAGCCTCCATTATCTTCATCATACCCTCACTCCAAGCATAAGCACCCATTAGGCTTCTTGCTGCTTGTGGCCCAAACTTCTCTACATCTCTAGCAAATAATCTCAAATCCTTTCTTATCTCACCCTCAAACAAAGAACTATATTTATTATCCAATTGCAGCCGTAGCCTCTCCACCTTGATCCAATATTCCCTTCGCTGCTTCGCGTTCATTTTCTAGTCTTTTTTTATAACACATTCTCACGTCCCATCTCATCCGTTTCTCAGTTAGGCATCTCCTCTCCGACTCCATCTTGGGAAATCGAGTCATCACCATTAACCATATCATCTCGTCCGTTGTCAACGCTGTTATCTTCTCCATTAGGTACTGTTAAATCCATTCCAACTTGATCTAATTGAACCAATCCACCATTTACATAAGAATGCTCATACGCACCACCTCTTTCGCTATAATTCATTGCAACTCTTTTCTCATCAAAGGTAAGCCAGTTAGCATCTCTTAAACTCCTAACCATTCTCTCCATATCTTGCTGCATCTCCGGCAATGCTGTTATATCAAAATCAATATAAACATCTTCGCCAAATCTTGGAACAAGCCATTTGTTCAATTCATCCCTCAAGCTACAAGCCATAGGAACGATTGTGTTCGTTATCAAATCACGCATTGCGTTTTGATAATTATTATAACTTGATGTATCTACATCAAACAATACAGCTGGCAATCCAAATACCCTACACCATTGGTGCATTGATAATTGCAATGTCTTTACCAACTCCATATCTACACTAGACAATCCAAAGTTCAAATAATCCCAAGGTGTCTGCAACACAGCAACCTTGCCTTTATTGTCTACTGTATTAATATCTTCGTTAACAGCTCTTTTAATTGTACTAGCCTGCTCTAGCGTAAAGCTAGGAACAATGTTGCCAAGTGGCTTTGGGGTTATAGCACCTTTAGCACCTCCATTAGCAGCCATCATCGCACTTGCATCTGCAGCATTGTTGCTCATGCGTAGTGTCTTGTATGCGGCTCTCAATGGGCTTACACCGCGTAAGTGTGATCTAGTTGTTGCATTGAAGTCCGGATTCCACGATTTCCAAGCACAAACTTGTTCTTTAGGTATATCAATACCATTTTGTACCATTAACTTATATCCTAAAACACCATACAAGTCTTTTGGGTCAGGATATATATCCAAGAACTGAGTAGGCAATACAAACATCTCTAATATCTTCCCACCAACAGTTGCACCATCATTACCCCAAATATTTCCCTCACCACTCAAAAACCTGTAACCATACAAATTCTCTAGGAACTGATCCTGCGATTGACCTGGATTTGGATTCTCCAACAATTTAGCCAATGGACTACCCATAACCACATTCTCACTATATGCATTCTTTCTTTCTAGCAATGCCCTCTCATAAGCACCTTGACTAGCAATACCCTTAGATAATTGCTTATATTTTAAAAGGCTAGTTCGCCCCTTCTCAGTATCATTTAATTTGTACACATACCAAGGTATGGATGCAGCTTTCCTAGCAAGAAAACTTACGATTGCATACACATCAGCATTTGACAGATAGCCTTCCTGAACGTAACTATCATTTTGGTAATTCTGCAATACTGCTCCATTAATGCCTCGGATATTTGAACTTATATTCTCGTAAGGATTCAATCCTTTCTTCTTTAAAAAATCTAATAATCCCATTTTGTTATATTGCCCCCCAAGTTACTGAAGGAATTGTTAATTTACTAAATATTGCATATCTTAGAGCATCAATAGCGTGATCGTTAAATTTAACAGGCTGGTCTAGTTTCAATCCATTTCTATCCGTTTTCCATCTGTAACCTCTTATTTCTTTAAGTAAATTTACAGAATCTTGTTGAATAACTAATGGTGTTCCTTTTATTGTTCTAATCCCCTCTGTCACATCTTTATTAGCTGGCTTTGCATTAAACCCACTTCTTACCAATTCCTCAATAGTTTTAGGCTCAGCAGCATCACAATAAATCTCGTCATACGAAGTTAAGCCTAATCCTTTAATTTTCTCTACCAAATCATTTGTAGTCAATCTTGACTCATACAACATCTCTTTCACATTAGCCACACCATCATTAAAAACTACCTTAACAAGTGAACTCGGATTATTAAACCCAAAGTCCAACCCATATACTATCTCACCTTCTTCGGGTATTTCTTCCGTTGTCTTAAAATGCGTATATATCAAATCTTGACTCAATCCCCTCTCACCTAAGCCGTAAATCTGCCAATAGTTAGGATCTGCATCCTTTAGCCTATTTAACTCATCAATCAGCTCTTGTGGCAAGAATGGATTGTCCCTAAATGTCGTAATATGAAAATCAGCATCATCCCTAGGAATAACATTGTCATAAATCCAACTTGCAACATCTGATGGGTTATAATCTAATATAATTTTATTCTCAGTACGCATAATTAACTGCATCCAAGCCTCATAACTTAATTCGTTAGCCTCATTGCAGAATAAATACGTTCTTGCCCTTCCCCTTATCTTCTGTGGTTGATCAGCACTTACAAACTCAATGGTATTACCATTCATTGTATATACCTGCTCAGTCTTATTATGGTTGTTTTCATCGTAAATACCCAATTTTAATAGAATATCTACAAAATCTCTCAAAACAGAACCCTTAATACTTGGCAATGACTGCCTCACAATCGTTAATGTCTTGCCGTTCTCTTGAAGTAGCTTAATAATAAACCAAATAAGGATATTATATGTTTTACCACTTCTAGAACCACCCTGCATAACAGTAATTCTCTTTTTGCTCTCTTGCAATATTTCAAAGATCTTATTAGTCTGTAGTTTGGCATCCATAGTAAAAAAAAAATTTCAGTATTTATATTTCGATTCTAAAAGTAGGGTATAAAAGGGGGGTCATCGTATATAACTTTGTTTAGACAAGTGTTTTAAGAGTTATCAGATTTTGGGTTGTATAGTGCCGTTCCGAAATCCGTTTTTCTTTAAGTCCCCCCCATCGTGCCATGGCCATAAGGTCACCCAATCCGCACGAATATAATAACACTTAATATGTGTCATCTAGTCACTAGCCTATCCAGTCGCGATACTTTTGTTTTATAACTAGTATTATGTTAAATAGAACTACTTAAATAAGTAGTGCCATTTAGGCATTAATACTACTAATTCGCTACTATTTCGGCATCCTCATATTGTGGCCGCACTACTTCAATGCTAACCTGATTTAATTGGCCTTCGATCTTGTTTTCTATCTTCTGAGTAGGCAAACCAATGAAGTAACTGCAAAATATTTGTATTGCTTTCATATCCCCTTCCTCTATCTTTTGCCTCAATACCTTGAATGCTGTATCAGCCATGGGCGTGAGCTTGGCGATAATTTCGTGTTCTT